TTTTGCGCGTTTCAAGTGTTTGCATGATGCAGCTCCTTGTTGTGTTGCGTTGTTGATGTGTTCATATTACGCACAATGAGCGCATGATGCAAGCCTTTTTAACAATAAAATGTAAAAAAAGTGTTGAGACGATAAAAAACCCGCCTTGTGAGCGGGTTAGTTGTTGGTGAAATAGGGCTTTCTTAACGCGCCATGACAGCGCCCAGCCCCGTAACACCAACACGGCTGGTGACTGGCTATCTGGCTCACCGCATCCGAAGAATACCTCTAGGCCTAGGGCTTCGGCTTGATGATGAGCTTACCAAGGTTTCGCGCTACCTCAGGCTCCAATCGCCATGCGTCTTGGCGCAGGCAATAATCTGCCTTTGAGCATCTTCATTGCCTTTTCCTACTATAACAAAATCGCCGACACTTTCAAGATATGCGAGCCAGTCTTTTTGCTCTGGCGATACGGTGCCGCCTTTGGTGCGTTTCATCTCGATCCAAGTGCGCCATGCCGGGATGTAAAGATCTGGCACGCCTTTTGACACGCCTTCAGCTTTGAGCCGTCCCGCCACGCTTGGCGACCTAGCCCCGCCGTTTGGGATGGCAAATATTCTCACACCGGGGTAGGTCTGGCGGAACCATCTGACAAACTCGCGTTGTTCTTCGTGCTCGGTGGGGATGCGGTCAGTCATCTTCCCCCCTAAGCACTTTTTCGATGCGCTCAAGTTTTACTTTTACATCGACCAGTTCATAAAGAGCCGAACGATAGTTTTCCCATGCTGTATCGGCGCGCTCTCGTTCGGCATCAAGCAAGCGTTCGAGCCGCTCTATCTGCGCCCGTTCTTTTTTTGTCATTGCCATGATCTAGTCAGCACCCGGTAAAATTTACCGTCTTGTTTATAAGTGATGGCAGCCGGGGCCGCGCCTTTATTCATAGCATCGGCTCTGTTGGGCTGGTGGTCATGCTGCGCTCCCGACTGAATTCATGTCCACACTGACATACCAATCGCGCAGCGCCATGGCGTCTGCAAGCGCGTTGTGCGGATTCTTGGAGACCGTATCGACGCGGAGCACCTCCATGGTCAGCGGTGGCGTGTCCAGCCTTGTACCTGGCCCGGTGATCAAGACCTTGCAGAACCACATGATGTCCTCTGGCCAGTCGGCAATGATATGCACAGAGTCAAACTCAAACTGGCGCAGGAATATTTCAAGCTGCTCTTGCAGGCTTTCAAACGTGATCCATGGCTTGCCGAGTTTTGGCATCACGTTTTCAGCAACCCATGGGTCTGGTTTGTCGCAACCAAGCACCTGGTAGAAAGACCGGCCATCCTCAGCAACCAGCGCCAGCGATATCAACTCGCCACCGTAGCTGTTCCACTCGCCATCAATGAAAACTCTCATGTTGTCTCCTTCACAAACGTGCCATCAGGCATCAGCGTGCCTCGGCGGTTTTTGATCTGCTCGTAAGCACCTGACAGGCAGCGCGTCATGTCCAGGTCGCGCAGCGCGCAGTAGTTGATAAGGCACACCAGCACATCGCCTACAGCGTCCTCGATGGCAGCGCGATCACGCTTGCCTTCGGCATCGGCCAACTCGCCCATCTCGCTCACAGCCTTGAGCAACTGGCTTACTGGCGTGGCGTTCGGAATGATGCGCCTGTCCTCGGCCCATCGGATCACCTTCATTTCCAACTCGGTCCAACTCATGCCCAACTCCTTTTTATGACTCTGTGAAATTTTCCATCCAGCCGGTACTCGATGCTGCTTGGCGGATTGCTGTTGCTCATCTGCACGGCCAGGTAGTCCAGACCTTCGCTGCCTTCCAAATGCGCAGCCTCAGCTAGGTGTGCTCCAGACGAGTTGGCCATGGTCAGCAACTGGCGCATGGCCTTCTGCCCGGCGTAGCCATCGTGCAGCACGGGCAGGTATTCAGTGATCGGCTTATCACTCAAAGCCCCGTAATACGTCACGGCGAGCATTTCTTTACCCGATGACTTGCTCACATGCTTTCGCCAGTTCCATTCGGTAACTTCAAGCTCCTGAGCCTCGATGCCCATGATGTCATCGGTGTGCAAGTGAAACTTTTTAGGCTCTGGTGCAGGGAACTCAGCGCCACATGCTGGGCACACACGAGCGGAGATCGGGCAAAGCTCTGAGCAGTTGTCGCACACCTTGACGGGTGTCTCGCCTTCACCCGACCCCGCTTTCTTCGGTGGCTGCACTGCCGTGATCGGGCCATGCGTGGCCACCACGCCAGCGAAATCCAGCACCAAGCAGTGATCGGTGTGGCTTTTGGGCCTCATGCCCCGGCCTGCCATCTGCACATAAAGGCTCGGGGACATGGTGGGGCGGAGCATGGCGATTAGGTCGATATCGGGGTAATCAAAGCCTGTCGTTAATACATTTGCATTGGTTAATGCCCTAATTTTTCCTGCCTTAAATGCGGAAAGTATTTCCGCACGTTCAGCCTTGGGTGTGTCGCCAGTCACACACGCCGTGGCAATACCGTACTCCTGCAAAACTTCGGCAACGTGTTGAGCATGGGCCACGCCAGTGCAGAAAAACAGCCATGCTTTGCGATCCTCTGCCCTATAGATTACCTCACGCACCACGGCATGATTCTGGTCATCTGTATCAACAGCGCGTTGAAGATCGGCCTCGATGTACTCGCCGCCACGCTTTTTGACTTTGGACACATCGAGCCGAGCCCCTGTCACCTTGCTTCGTAATTTTGACAGGTAGCCCCGGAAAACAAGCTCCTCGATACTCACTGGCTCGATAAGATCGGCAAAGATTGCCGGGGCGTCGGTGATAAGCCCATGGCCGAGGCGGTAAGGCGTAGCGGTAAGCCCCACCACACGCAACGCAGGATTGATTGCTTGAAGCTCCGAAAGAAAGGTGCGGTATCCGCCTTCGTCGTTGTGGCTCACAAGGTGGCATTCGTCGATCAACACCAAGTCAATGTGCCCGACCTCCTGAGCCTTGGTGCGGATCGACTGAATTCCGGCAAACGTTATCGGTTCGCCTAGTTGCTTTCGTCCAATACTTGCAGAGTAGATGCCCATCGGCGCACCCGGCCAGTGCTGGCGCATCTTCTCAGCGTTTTGCTCGATCAACTCCTTAACATGCGTAAGCATCAAAACGCGCGTTTCCGGCCACTTTTGCAGTGCATCTTTGCACAGAACAGCGACAATGTGACTTTTGCCCGAGCCGGTAGGCAGCACCAGGCAAGGATTGCCTTCGTTGCCTGAGGCAAACCAGGAGTAAAGCTGATCAATCGCGCGCTGTTGGTAGTCGCGGAGCATTAAAGTACATGCCTCCATGTTTCATAAGACAATATTTTTTCAATTGTTCTTTCATGCACCCCCCATGCTTTCGCAAGTGCAGCATTGGAATATTTTTCTGTAATTTCCCTTCTAAGCTCATCCCGTTTTTTTGCGGCATCTCGAATTGCTTTGATGGCTTTTGGCGGAATTTTTGCCTGCGGCAAATCAAAGCCGCGTTTGCAATGTGCCCCTGGATTAATCAAATATTCATCTCTTGTCATTTAATAATCCTCCCCCCAATTTCCCGCATTTCCTGCACAAATTTGTCAGGATTGGCGCACATTGATGGATTTGCCAAAATCTCCTTGCTGGTAAATGTCGTTTCGTTTGGCTCACCGTTTGCCACATCCTTGCCGTCAATTACATAAACGGCAGTCATTGCGTCCGGGCCTTCTTTGATTTGCCACGGCACTAGGTCAGGGTGCAAGACATGACCTTCGCAGCCAGTTAGCTGAAATTCAACCGGCACCGCTGAATCGCCATGTCTGGCGCATGTGAATTCGTTGTTAGGCGATGCGGTAGAGTGCGCGCAGGTGCGGCAATTCACTTCTTTAGTGGTTTTTGTTTTAAAGCAAAACTCATGTGCCGGACAAAACTTGCACTGATACCAGCTCGGATCGGCGCTTAACGGCTCAGGCATGCGGTCAGACAATGCGATGCGTTGCCCGCGAGCGACCAGCCAATTAGCAACGGTTGCATTAAAGCTAATCTG